CTTCTTCTTGCCGGTGTACTGCTTCATGAACTCCTCGAACATCTTGATCTCATCAATCGCTTGCTGATCGATCAACTGGCGAGGAGATGACTTCTGGAAAGTCGGGACGAAATCTTGCGGCCGGTAGTTCTGGCGGATGAAGTTGGTCACATCCGGGAACTCAAGTTCTGCCGGTGTTGGGTAGCGGGTTCGGGTGACCGGAGCGCCCTGCTTCATCGGGATCAGGTGCGTGTAGGTCGGGTGCATTGAAAGCGAGAGATCTTCCGGCCGAACATTCGGATCGAACTGGAACTGAGACAGCCCGGAGGTCATGATCTCCTTGTTCCGCAACTCCGGCTCAGTGACGGCATCGAGGATGATCCGGCCATCGGGCAGGTTCAAAGCGCCAGTGACCGTGGGCTTTTGCATCAGTTCGTTGAAGTGAATCCGCAACTTCGGATCGAACGCCATCCACAGGTAGGCTTCGTTCTTGTCCTGAATGCCGGGGAAAGTCGGGCGAGGGCCAGACTTCTCGTTGCCCTCGCGGATCAACTTGTTGAACTGCTCAATCTGACTCTTGGTCATCTTCGACAGATCAATGGCTTGCAGGTTGGCATCAGCCAGATGCTGCGCGAACATGGAACCGGCCGGGCCCATGGCCATGTACTGGCCCAACACAGGAGCGTCGAAGAACTGAGACATCTCCCCGATGCGCCTCTGCACATTCGCAGCAATCGGGTTGTTGGATGCCCACGCACCTTCCCCGCCCAACGGGAACCGCGGGCCTCCATGCAGGGGGACCGCATCTTCCATCTGGTACGGGCCCGCCCGGAGCAATTCCGTGTCGGCCATGGTGGTGTCGCCGGAGATGCCGAACTTCACCATGCCCTGCTGCTTCTCGATGTCGGCGGCCTCAGGCTCAGGCACATCCTTGGTCTTGCGGTACTGGTGGCGGCCCTCCAGTTCCTTTTCCATGAGGAACTGCTGATAGGTCTTGCCTGCAGGGTTCTTCGAAACCTTCGGGTCAGGGCGGACAAACTCACCCGTCATCTGCTCGGCCATGCGTTGAGCGATAGGGCGGATCTCTTCCTTCGTCTTGGCAGGCGCACGAGGGATGTCGTAGGGGACGGAGAGTTTCTCTTCCTTGACGGCCTTTGCCGCGCCCTTAGCGCCCGCCTTTGCAGCGCCCTTTGCGGCAGTAAGACCTCCCGCGACCATCTTCACAGCCCCGCCAGTGGCCAACTCCAGGCGCATCGTGTCAGGGTTGTCGGAGATGCGGACAGAGCCGCCTTTGGCTTTGCCTTCCGATGACGACTGAATTTGTTTTGCAAGCCAGTCCTGCATCTGACTTTCATTCACATACTTACCGCCGAGATCTTTCTTGGCTTGCTGAATGAATTGGACAAATGTGTACTTGGGAGGCTTAGTTGACCCCACCATCCCGCCAACCAAATTATTTACCTGTTCCGCCGTAGTTCCTTCTGGCCAAGGTAGGGCAGAGCGCCCAATCTCAATGAGTCCGGTGTTCTGGAAATCATGCACATCCGACCACTGACCGCTCTTCACAAAGTCCTGCACGAACGGCAGATACTCTTCCTTGGGGGCGCGGTTCTGCTTGCCTTTGATCTGAGTAATTTCGGGCGGCATATCTTTCTTTGCCATTTGCGAGGCAAGTGAAGATGCCAACTCCTCTAGTTCAGACTCTTTTGGAGGAGGAAGATTATTTTCTATGCGATCTTTAATGACCTGCTCTCGGGCAGCATCAAGATACTGCGCGACATTTTCCCAACGAGGCAAGTATTGATTTGCACGCAATTCAATCGTCACATGAGGCGCACCCTTCGCGTCAACCAAAGAGTAAACCTTGGCGTTGCCGCTCTTGATGCCTTCCCATCCGCCATGGCCGTAGGAAAGGTTTCCCGCTCCACCAGAGCCCTCAACCCAGTCAGGATGGCCCGTAGGCGGTTCATAGCCCCGCACAGAGTGCCCCATGGTGTCGGACTCAGCAGCGAAGGCTCCGGGCTTGTTCAGTTCAATCCACCGATAGCCCTGCGGGTACTCCTTGTAGACCGGCAGACCTTCACGAGCAGCGGCAGTAGCCTTGGCGGCCTTTTCTGCCATCTCTTGGTCGTACTGGTGAGCGCGGCGTACTGCCTGCTCCATGGACATCTTTTCCAGTTGCTCAGGACGGATGCGGCCGGTGGCAAGGTCTTCCTTCAGGACATCGATCAGATGGTCGAAGCCAAGGTCTCGGGTATCAAACCTTGAAGCGGTTTCGTAAACAGGCGTCTCGCCGGGAACCTTCTGAAGCCAAGGATTGCGGCTGAGGATTCCGGGAGCGTCCGATCCTTGATAGTCGCCCGCCTGAGAAAACATCAAACTCTTATCGGTCGCGGCCTCCCAAGCACGACCAAGATCCGTGGAGGCATACCCTTCTTCAGGGAATCCGGCCAGTCTGCGGTGACGCTTCAGGGACGGATTCATGTATTCAACATCAAACTCACGCAGGTCCTGAGTGTGAATGATCCCTTGATCCGCCAGTTTCCGGATGGGATCTTCTGGCGTGCCCATCTCGTTTCGGATGTAGCCGCCGAGTTTCTTGTCAATCCAACGATTTAAGGCTTCATTCTTTGGAATGGCCTCAAGGCCCGCCAAGATGCGGGAAGGGTCTTGACCGAGTTCTCTTTGATTCTGAGCGTGCTGAAGAATCCATTCGCGGTCGGACTCTTTAGGGCCGCGAGGCTTCAGCGGGTCAACGGCCGTTTCCACCTCACCGGCCAACCAGTTGCCACCCTTCATCTTGATGGCCCCACGCTGAGACTCGAACCGAGATGCAGGCGTCAGGGCTTCTGACAGGATGTCTCCGGCAACACGAGGAGCGGCCATGGCGGCTCTTCCTGCAGCCTTGGTGGCGGCAACGGTTGCCTTCCCACTCCCAGGCATCCCGATGAAGTTCACAGGGTCCAGGAGGACGTTTGCTGCAGTCGCAACACCAGGAGAGCCCGTGTACTGCAGGGCCTTCTCGCCCAGGTACTCAGCAGGAGCCCCGAGCATTTCTAGTGCGCCTGCCGTGTTCTGCAGGTACCGCTGACCGGTCTCTGTGCGGGGGAGATAGGTCAGGGCGCTCTGAACATCCTCAACCTTCTGGGCGGCTCTGTTGACATCAGGAGCGCGACCGCGGGTAGGAATCAGTTGGGACAGCCCCGCAAGACCTGCAGGGACGGAGCCGAGAAGTCCAGTGCCGATGGTGGCTGCTGTTTCACCGGCGCCGGTTAGGCGACGGGCAATCTTTTGACCGGTTGTCTCTTTAGGCTGTTGGGACTCCCCATACAGCAAATCTGCCAGTTGTCGCCCTAGGTCGGCCATGGCTTACCCTCGCTCGGAAGATGATGGATTATGCCCACCAGTCTTTTCTGAGTCTATGCGGGATTGGAGCCAGTTTGCCAAAACCGCCTGAGCCCACCACGGATCTATTTCCTTGCCGGGGACGGCTGTGATCTCAAACCTGTTCTGGCACTGGGTCACCTTGACTGTGACCTCAAAGGCAGGGAGTTCATGGGGTAAGGGTTCTACAGAGATATTACTTCTCATCTCTTTACTCCCCACCTCCGGTGGTGATCCCTGAGCAAAGCGGAGCCTAACCGTGCCTCAACACAGTTCGCTCCGCTTGCAACCTGTACCTCCGTATGGAGCCACCCGTCGCTTTCACGTTGCCCAGACTGTCGTTCACCACCGCGCTCTGGACTTAGCCCACGCTCCCCGCTCTGGCTCGCTCGTGCAGCGGGGTATCCCAAGCCTGACCACCGACGTACCGCATCAGGCCGTCCAAAAGCAAAAACCCCTAGAGATGCTCTGCGGTCTTGGCTCTTGGCGAGAGCAGCAGCGAGGCGTTTGAAACAGTCAAAAGACCCGCTCACTGCCGTGCAAGACCGCACAACACCCACTAGGGGTTTTAACTGTTTCGTCGCCCAGATGCCACTCCAGACAGGCGCTATTGTCCACAGAGATCCACCAAGCGTCAACACCTCAGGCCGCATAGGGATTTTCCTTACGTCTCTGCCCTGCGTCGATGTAGTCGTCCTCGTCCAGGCTGTCCGGCTCAGGGTCGATGTTCAGGAACCCGGCATCGCGGAGATACCGCAGGGCCTGGGACATGGCGTCGCAGAAGTCGTCGTGGTCGGTGTTGGGGAAAGAACACACCTGGGAGATCATGCCCTCTGCCCAGTCCCGGACGTAGCCCTTCCTGACGCTGCTCTCGGGAACCCAGACCCGTCCTGCCCGGATGATGTTGGCCACGATGGACAGGCGTTGGACCTTGTCCGCCCTGCCGGGGTTGTAGGCCCTGACCGGGATGTGTGCCCGCTGCAGATCTTGGATCAGGGAGATGCCCGCGGCCTTGTCCTCGACCAGGACGAGATCCACCCGCTTCCTGTCCTTGCCTTCCCCGAAGACGGTCTCGTACTCGTCGATGACCTTCGGCCGCAGGTCGGGATACTGCAGGCGGTCTTGCCAACAGTCGATGATCAGGACACTCCCAGGGCCGTCCTCCTGGCGGAAGACCCCGAAGGTGATTGCTGCAGTGGGATCGTTCTGGGCCTTTTCGGTGAAGGCGCAGTCGTAGGACTGGACGACGAAGTCCAACTTGGGGATGGGCTTGTTCGCAGGCCAGAGACGGAACCAGTCACGGTTGACGATACCGCCCTCCTCCGGGTCGATGATCTCAGCGTAGATCTCCTGGCGGCCGAGTTTGGTGCCTTCGTACTGCAAGATTTGCTTTTGGAAACTCGGGGCTAGATTGTCCAGGTTGGAGTAAGTGCTCGCTGTCGTGACCTGTACGTCGTCCCCGTCCCGGCCGATGAGGTCGATGATCAGATCCTTAGGCTTCGGGGTCGTGGTGGCCAGGATGCGGGTGTGCTTGCCCAGACGGACCGAGAACATGATCTGATCCCAGGCGTCCTGCAGGTAGTCCCAGGCGGCCAACTCGTCACACCATGCTCCATGCCACTGGCCACCGCGGAAGCGTTCCGGCTCAGAAGCAGGAATGCCCTTAATAAGTGAGCCGTTGGTGAGTTTGATCTCGTGGTACGCCCGGTTGTAGTCCGCGATCAGGATGTTGGGGATCACAGCGATCAGCCCAGAATCCCCCTCGAAGCAGGTAGCCCGAACGTCCGCAGAGGTCGGAGCAGCCACGAGCCATCGGGTGCCAGGAGTCTCCCAGGCCCACCAACCTATCTGCTCTGCAGCCGTCCTGGTCTTACCCGCTCCACGGCCTGCCAGGAGGAGCCAGATGCTCCACCAGTCCCCGTCAGGCAGGATCTGGTGCTTGTGAGCCTTGGTGAGCCATCCCGCCCTCCAGGCGAAGGCGGCTTGTCTGTCAGCCGGGAGACGCTTGAACTTCTCCCGAACCTCCTCGTCCTTCAGGACGGCGACAAGTTCATCCACGGCGGGACTGCTCTATGCCCTTCAGGACGGTGTCGAAGATGGTCAGGTCCGTCTGAACCTTCAAGGGGTTCTCAGCATCTCCGCCCACCTGCACCTTGTCCCCGTACTTCTTCGGGTTCCACTTGGCCAGGAGTTTCAGCCGGGTCTCGATCCGGAGTTTCCGGTGGCCCAACATATCCTCAACCGTCGTGGAGCCGCCCTGGTCGGACATAACCTGCTTCTCGCCGTACTGGGGATTGTCGGCAATCAGCAGGCAT